CGGTGCCAAGCGTAACCACTGCAACAGGTACAATTACATCTTCTTTGCCCTCATTAGGCTGGGAAAAGCCATTCTCTAGCACGAATGTTAATGGGGGCGGCAAAGCTGCATATCGCTCCAAAAATACATTATTACCAAGCCGACCGTATCTCCGTGTAGTGGATGAGCTTGACCCAGCTTATACAGCAACATATGCCAAATTTGCTAAGGTGGGCATTGTTGAAGATATGACTGATATCAATACAATGCTTGGGGTACAAGCGCCATTTAATTCAACAATTCCTGAACGCAATTGGGTTGGGACGGGGAGTGGAGCAGCTGCAATTAATGGTTGGGCACGTTGGTATTATGCGCACAACCGAGCGTTTGGAACTGCACAGGGTACAGACACAGATATACCCTTATCAGGGAGTAGATCATGGATATTGGTTGGAAATGCTGATTATTTTTATATTTTACCCGCTGCTACACCCTCAAACTCAACAGCCTTGCCTTATGGCTTTGGTTGTTTTAAATCCTTCTTAAATACTGATTCTGCGTGTAATTTTCTATCTGCTACATTAAACGATAGTGTTGCTAGCAATACTCAACCCAAGCAAAGATATACACCGTTGTTAGGTAATAACACTACTGAGCAAAAAATATTACTACAAAGAGGGTATACACAATCGGCTCAATATTTTACTGGGGGTAATATATCGCTTGGTGTAACCAACTTCATTCAATCTGGATGGAGTGATTATATTGGGCCATACTCTCTTACCAGTGTTGCCGTGTTTGCACCTGTATTTATTAACGAAACGGTACTTAGAGGTGAAATACCTAATCTTTACTGGTTGTTTCAAGATAAACCGTATGCAAATTATCAAATCATTGAGCGAAATGGAAATGCATATATTGCTGTCAATACTGGCGCAAGCAACTCTGCCGGTATCGGGCAGGTCGTACTTAAAATAGGGGAATAGCATGTTACTAAACCTCAATGTCATTCAGGCAGTCTGCCCAAACAATGATCTAATTCTGACAAGCGATAAAGGGCTATCGATTAAAGGCAAAGTCTCTGAAAAAAATACTCCTATCCCATGTCGTGTGCGACTTTTTGATAAATTAAGTGGCAGATTGATCGCTGATGTCTTAACTGACAATACTGGGTATTATGCCTTCGATCATTTAACGCAAGCCAAATTCTTTTTAGTGGCCCATCACCCTCAAAACCAATTTAATGCCGTTATTCAAGACAACGTGGTGCCGAAATGACAGAACCCTCACATATTGTAAAAATGGCCATGCTTCAGGCGATGGCGGCAAACTTGGATCAAGGTGAAGGACATGCAACCATGGTGTATTACGATGGTGTACGGCCTGCTTCTGAAGAGGTAGCTGCGGACCCATCAGCACGCTTGGTTACGCTGACTCTACCCAAACCCTGTGTCAAGCAAGTAAATGAAAACTCAATCGAGTTATATTCAAGCAATACAGCAATGGCGATTAAATCTGCTACGGTGACTTGGGCACGCTTATACAATGCAGCAGGTCAAGCGGTGATTGACTTGGATATAGGGGTTGAGATTGAGTTAGATAGCTATGAGATTGTACTTGGGTCTACCCAGCAACTGGATGCGATATTTATTGAACCAGAATAGAGGTGGTCAATGTCGAACTACACACCACCCGATGCACTCAATGTTGAGTTAAATTTTAAAGACGAGCTGGGATCAGTTGATAGCCATAACGTAGCTTTAAATTTTGGCGGTGAGACTGCATTTTCGATTGCGCAGATTAAAGTTAAAACCGCCTTTAAGTTTAGAGCTAGTGGTACCAATGTACGTCCAGTTGATAATCATGGCCGAGCAAGAATCCCAATCAGTTGCCTACTAAATCCGCGAATCTTGGGTTCATTTGATATCAATCATCTTCTAGGTGTGTCTAAAGGATTTCAGCATGTTTTTAAAAAGGCAGCACATCGATTAATAAACGCAGAAATACCTTGGTTTAAATCAATTTTAAGAGTCTCGAATGAGGCTCTTTTTTTTGATCAGGGGTTAGTGGTCAGTCATGGCAATGACATTGGGTTTCAGCGTGGACGAACACTATCTGAATCCATCCATGCGGTATTTGACCAGGGTATAAAGCTCAGCCGCAACCAAACGGTACGCTGGCAAGAAAATCTAAAGATACGAATTGCGCGAGACTTGTATTTTGATGAACCGATCAAGCTTCGACTGAACCGAGAATTGACTCATCAGGAAATGATCCGCAAGCGACGCAATATCTCATTTCCACACCAAGTCGCGCATGTGTTTGAAAAGCGTTTCAGCTTCGATTGGGATAAAGGTCTGGAGCTGGTCACACAGGACGAAATTCCTTGGGATAAAGCCAAATCCATTCATTATCGCAAGCATCCGATTGAACCGTGGCCAGAACCTGAGCTTCCTCAATATGAGGGCACAGGTGATCTTAATTTCGTATGCCTGTGTCATGAAGTGGATTCGCATGATGTTGTTCTCAACTTTGGTGCAGATGATTGCATACCAGGCACTCCGAATCGTAATTGGTGGTACATATTGAACAATTTATCTGTGACGCGCTTAGATAATGGCGCAGAGATTGAAGTCTATGATGGGAATTATAGTACTGATCGCAGCTGCTGGTGTTGGTCCTATAGTTTGACCGTACCAGCATCCCAGATTGGCAAACTGGAACCGATTAACGGCCAACCTGTGATTTTAAAAATTACAGTGAATGGTACCGAGCATCAAATGCTGCTTGAGAACCGACGACGTTCTCGTAAGTTTGCGCAAGACACATATACCTTGACTGGTCGCAGTCAAACCGCACTGCTTGCGGCACCGACAGCGCCTTTACGCTCATTCTTACAAGAGAACGATCGAACCTCAGTCCAATTATGCCAAGCAGAGCTTGATCGCGTATTTAGCAATACGGTACTGAATTGGCAGTTGATAGATGCCTTAGGCTGGATTGTTGAACGTGAATGCTTAAGCTATTCCAATTTAGCACCAATCGATGCCATCAAGATGGTGGTTGAAAGTGGCGGTGGGTTTATTTATAGCGAAAAGGGCAGCAATACATTGACGATTAAGCCTCTTTACAAAAAGACCTTTTGGGATGTGCTATCGATCGCTGAATATGATCGTTTATTGCCTGAGTCTGCAGTGGTGAGTCAATCTACCGATTATCAAATCTATCCAGACTACAACGGCATTACGCTGACCAATGATCGAAAGGCACTGGTCGCTCAAGTGAAACGTACTGGAACCAGTGCCGATACCTTACTTCAGCCTGAAAACAATCCACTGTTTAACCATGTCAGTATGGGGGCATATGGTAAAGCCAAACTTGCCAAAGCGGGGATGATTGAAACACACACCTACAGCACGCCGATTTCGACAGAAGTGGGTGAGTGTGTGCCAGGAGAGGTACTGGCATTTAATGCGGAATGGTGGGGCATTGTAGATAGCGTCAGCGTTTCGTTTAGCCACGCAGTTGTGAATCAAACTGTGAAAGTGGAGCGTGTCAATCGTGAGTAATGCCTTACAGCGTTTAATTGATTTACTTCCTACGGCTGCAGAGTTTGTAGGAACGATTACCAGTGTGGATCATCCCAATTACAAAGTGTTGGTGGTGGGTGGATCGGGCTTAAATCTGGTCACCAGCTCAACCCGCTACAACTTAGGAGCAACCGTATTTGTATCTGATGGTGAGATCAAAAGACTTGCACCATTGGGTGAAGTGATTCAAATCGAAGTTTAAGTTTTTAAAAAGTATATGGCACCGAAAGGGTGCTTTTTTATTGCCAAAAATTAGGGGGCATCATGCAGGAGCATGAGAAAAATTTACTTTTGCTTATCGTAATCGGGGCATGTATTGGTTTTGCCAAACTGCTTGTTTCAGATGAAAAACTGACTTGGCGATTAACAATTGGCAGAACCATCTTGGGTGCGGCAACTTCGACAATTGCAGGCGCTATCATTCTGCAAATTCCTGATATTAGTCCATTAGCACTGATTGCAATCGCATCAGCACTTGGAATTTTGGGAAGTACATTTATTGAAAACTGGCTTAAATCACAATCTACAAAATGGGGCGTTAAATGAAACTAATCGATAACTGGAAACAGGCTTGGAAACTCAAGTCAGTACAAGTGGGTGCATTAAGCGCCTTTTTTTATGCCCTGATTTTATTCTCAGAACAGTTTTTAAGTGTCTGGGCAGTGATTCCGCAAGAGTTGAAAAACAAGATTCCTGAAAACGTTGCTGAATGGGTGGGGATTTTCGTTGGTGTAGCAATGGTG